GTTCGGCTTGACGTAGGACTGCGCGGACCATTTGCCGGCCGCCTTGCCCTTGATCTCGTCAACGAGGCTCGCCGTGCCGAGGTGCTCCTTCGAGCGCAAGTAGGCCTGACTCGGCTCGAGCTTGAGCTCGTTCAAGCCGACCGCGTCGGTCGCGACGAAGCGCTGGAGCGTATCGTACGAGGCTTCGAGCTTGGCCCATGAGGCCTGGTCCATTCCGGCCGCTGCGATGATGCCCATGGCTCACCTCACCTTCGGCGGCAGGTCGCTGCCGAACGTCGTGTCGACCTCGGGCATCGCAGCGCGGAAGTCGTGCGGCACGAGCTCCGGCGCCGGCCGCTCGCCGAGCTCGGCGCGGGCCTCCATGGGCGGCAGCTCGGCTACCGCGGGCGGTTGCCATCCGTCGGCGATCAGGGCCTCGGCCTCTGCGCCCTCGACGTCGATCCCGATCGCGGGGTCGACGCGCCTGCCGGCGTGGATTGGATTCACGAGTCCTTCGGGCGGTAGCAGTCTCATTGTGGCTCCACAAAAACCGTGTAGCGCACGCGCTGCACGTGCACCTCCACGGGAATGAAGTAGATCAGCCGGATCGCCGAGCGGTCGCCGTACGGCGCGGCCGAGGCACCCGGCTTCATGATCGCGGCGATGACCTTGTCGCCGAGCGTCGGATCGTCGGCGATGAGTTCGATCATGCCGGTCACCCAGCGCCGGAGCTGCAGCGCGTTCGCCGCGAGGTCGCTGCCGCCGAGTTGCTTGATCGCGATGCGGCAGTCGACCGACCATAAGTTCTCACGCTGCGAGATCGGATCCAGGCCTTCCTCCCAGACCTCGATGAGGCCGGGGCGGTTGTCGTGCTCTGCTGCGTAGGACAGAACCTCGCGCGGCCGACCGAGTCCCTCGCTCTCGAGACCGTAGGCCGATTCGAGCTGCTCGAGCTTCGTTGCGAAGCCAGCCTTGATCCGGTCGACCAACGCGGACACGGCGCGCTCGGCGTACTGCGCGTTGCTATACACCGGGGTCCTCGCCGCGCGCTCGCATGCGCTCCACGGCCTCCGCGATGATCGCGTCGGCGCGCTTCTCGATCCCGTCGCGCGTTTTCTGCTCGAGCTGCTGTGAATAGCCGATGAAGCGGCGCCCCGGGTAGCGCGTTTTGCCTCCGCCGCGCTGGAGCGCGTAGCTATACCGAACCTTCGAGTAATAGCTCGCCGAGGTCGCGCGCGCCGACCAGCCGGCCGCGAGCGCGCGCTGCTCGCCGATCAGGCGCCCAGAGCGGACGTAGGCCTCGCGGCCGTGGCCCTCCTGTGCTTTCCGACGCGCATAGCCCTCGGACAGCGGCGCCCACGGCGCACCGATCGATGCGCCCTCGGTGAGGATGGCCTGAAGGACGTTCGCCGCGAACTCGGGCTTGAGCGCGGTCCACGCCGGCCGAAAGTCGTGGTACTGCCGCGCGACCTCGCGATACATGGTCGCAACGCGCTCGATGCGCGGCAGCGCCTTCACTCGGACGCGGACGCTCAAAACGGTTCTCCTCTTTTGAAGACCGCCTCGGTCGTCCGATCGCTCGGGTTGCTTGTCGCGTAGGAGCGAAGCGCGCCGCCGTCGGTCGCGCTCGAGTCCGTGAGGTAGTTCGAGAACCGGTCCGGGTTCCGCACGATCTCGCCGCCCGGCCCGACGAGGCGCTCAAACTTCTCGATCAGGTCCTGCCCGTCGCGGTTCGTCCCGTCGCCGCCGGCCTGCGCCTGGCTCGCGCGGAAGTGTCCGGCCGCGTAGTCGAGGACCCAGGCCTTGGCGATCCGCACCGCGCGGTCGGCCGTCAGCGGAACCGTCAGACCGATTGCGGCGAGCGCCGCGTCGAGCATGGCCTCGGCGTCACCGATCCACTCCTCGACCTCGGCCGTGCTCGGCTTCGTCGACGCACCGATGTCGCGGTACGGCGTCCGCGCCCGCACGTCGTCGATGTTCGCGTAGGTCACCGGCTACTTCTTTCGGCCAAACAGGCCGGACCTCGGCTTGTCCTCGTGCTGCGGCACAGGCGCGGACGTCGAGCTCGCGTCGTCGCCGCCGGCGTCGCGGAAGGACGTGTCGACGGTCTGCGCGTCGCGCTTCGGTTCGCCCGCAGGCTCGGCCGGCGGTGGCGGTGGCGGCGCCGCCTTCGGCTTCCGCACCGCGGCGATCCGTTTCTTGTCGGCGTCGCTCGGCGCCGGATCGTGGACGATCTCGACGTCGCTGGCGTTCGCGTACTGCTCGGGATCGACCTTGTCGAACCACTCCACCTTGTCCGGTCCGACCTCGACGAGCGGGTCCGAGGGCTCGGTCCCGTCGCGAATCAGGTAGCGTCCGGCCTTCGCCTTGAGCCAGGGCATGGTGCCTCCTCCTTCGGCGCTGCGCGCCGGCCTCCGCTCAGACGACCTTGACGGCTTTTTGCCACGGGCCATAGCCCGCGTTCCCGCGGAAGCGCGCCTTGTACTGGTAGATCTCTCTGCGGAACTCGTAGTCGCTGCCGGAGTCCTGCTCGAGCGCATGGAACGTGATCGGCTCGCGATCCTGCCAGACCAGCGGCTTGACCGGTCCGTCGACCGCGAGCAGATACCAGGCCGAGCCAGTCAGCCGCGGCGTGAACAGCGTCGTAATATCGTCGCCCTGAAAGGCAACGTTGCTCGAGCTGCTGATGATGGGCGCAAGCAGCGTCTCTTTCATGGCCTTGCGGAAGGACAGCGGCGCGACGATTTTGAGCTTCGGGAGGCCGCTCTCATTGATTGGCTCGCCGTTCTCGCCGAGCTGACCGAGGAGCTGAGCGATCGCCGAGTTCAGATCCGTGGCCACGGCTGCCGTGGTCGTGCCCGTCAGCGTGGTGATGTTCGAGACGGTCGTGGCGAGGCCGCGAACCGGGTGCGTCGCGCTGAAATACGCGTTGCCGTCATAGCCCGTGTTCGTCGCGCCGTTCGCGAGCGCGTCCATCAGGAGCTTGTTCGGGTAGCGGCGGGCGACCGTGGCGAGGCCCCGGACGACCATCATGATCCCGCCGAGCTGGTCGTCCATGATGTCGTCGCGCGAGACCTCGACGATCGCGCCGAACTTTTTGTTCGTGATCGTATAGCTCGTGTCCAAGATCCCCTTGGAGACGAACTCATCGATCACTTCCTCTACCTGCGGCGGGCTGCCGAGCCACTGATACTTTTCAGAGTCTGACTTGGACTCGACGACCGTCGCGAGCTCGTCGATATAGCTCGGACCTTCGAGCGCCATCTGCGTCAGAAAGATGGCCCGGAGGCCCTTCTCGAGACTGGTCGCGCTATAGAGTTGCATGGTCTGCGTTCGCTCCTTCCGCTCTCAGGCTGTCCGTTACGCCGCAACCGGCAGCGTCGCCGCGAGGTGCAGCAGCAGGCCGGGGATCAGCACCCATCCATCCGTCGCGCTCTCGTACCGAACGAGGACGCCCACGAGCGGTTCATTGCTGCCTTGCGTGCCGGAGAAGGTCTGATCGTCGGACGCATACATGGGGTCGCCGACCTTCGCCTGCGTGAGGCTCGCGCCGACGAGGCGAAAGATCCCGCACTGCACCACGACCTCGATCGCTCCATCGCTGCCGCTCGTGTTGTCGGCCGTCTCGAGGGCCACGCCGACGATGCCGTAGTTTGACGCGAGCGCCGCGGCCGGCCGGGCGAAGCCGTCGGGGTCGAGCATGACCATGCCGCCCGCGTAGATCTTGCTGCCGCCGTTCACCTTGAACGCGATCTGCGGGTAGCAATTCGTCGACTTGCTGGACGTCGGGCGCGGTGCTGCTAGTGCCGTCATGAGTTGCTTCTCCTTCTCGGTCGCTCAGCAGCGCCGGTCAGCGAATCGGGTCGTCCTGGCTCGTGCCGACGCTACCGCTCCACGCGGCGCGCAGCTCGGCCGGGATCTTCAAGAACGCGGCGAGCGGCTCGCGGCGGCCGTCGGCGACGATCGCGCGGCGATCGAAGGTCGTGCCGCGAAGGTCCGGCGAGTTCGCCCGCGCGAACGACTCGGGCGACAAGCCGAAGGCCTTGCAGATCGCCCGGTCGGACGCAGAGAGGTCCGCGCCCGCCGGCGGCACCTTCGCGCCCGCGCCATCATTGCTTGAGCCGACCGGCGTCGTGCGCGTCTGCACCGGCAGTTGCGCGATGAACGCGGCGAGCTTCGCGGGGTCGTCGCCGGCCGGCGATGTGGCGAAGGCCTCGACCGCCGAGCGCATCGGCGGGGTGATGCGGCCATCGGCCACGCCGCGTTCGATCGCGCCCGCGATCTGCCCGGCCTTCATCTCGGCCAGCGCCGCGGCGCGGAGCTGCGCCTCGGCCTCGGCGGCCGCGCGCAGGCGCTTGTGCTCATCGACCTCGGCGCGCAGGCGCACGAGCTCTTGCTGGTCGACGGCGCTCGGCGCCGCAGGGTCAGCGTTCTTGTCCATGGTCGTCCTCCCCTGCGCGCGGACCGGCGCGCTCGGTGCGTGGCGCGCGCCAGCGGCGCGCGCGAAGTCATGGGCCTCGGCCAGCGAGGCGATACCGTCGATGAGGCCGCGAGCGGCCGCCTCGGGCGCCGACCAGAACCCGCCCGTGGCGTGCTCGGCGATCTGCGCCTCGGGGCGCCGCCGGCCGCGGGCGACCGCGCCGACGAAGGCCGCGCCGGACTGGTCTGCGAAGTCCTGATAAGCCGCGAGCTGCGCGTCCGAGATCGCGGCACCGGGCACGCTGGCGCCCTTCAGCGGGCCAGAGCGGATGACGTGGACCTTTACGCCCGCCTTCGCTGCAGCCTCGCTCGAGTCTGTCAGGACGGCGAAGGCACCGATCGAGCCCACGGCCGCGGTGCGGTTCGCGAAGACATGCGAGCCCTGAGCGCCGAGCCAGTAGGCCCCGGAGTTCATCGCATCCTGAGCGGCGGTGATGACCGGCTTATGCTGTGCGATGCGGTGGATCTCGTCGGCCAGGTCGGCGACGCCGGCGACCGCGCCGCCCGGTGAGTCGACCGCGAGCAGGATGCTTCGGACCTCGGCGTCAGCGGCCGCCGCGCGGAAGGCCCGTGACAGATCCTCGGTCGCCGCGACCTGCACGCCCATGAGCCTGAGCAGCCAGGGCGTCGACTTGAATAGCGTGCCCTGCACGTCGATGCGGGCCACGCCGTCGGCGACGGAATAGAGCGGCGCCACGGCCGCGGCCTCTCTCGCCGCGCCGATGCGCGCATGAAGCCCCTCGGTCGCGTCGAGCGACCTGAGGTCGATACGCTCGACGAGGCCACGCAGCGACTCGAACGCGCCGCCCTCCATCGCCCAGACGTCGCCGCCGAACTCCCGCAGCAGTGAGATCATGCGGCCTCCTTTTTGTCTTCGCCCGGCCGCGATGGCATCCCGCCGGTCGACGCGGCGACTTCGCGACGCGTCGCCGGATCGTGCTGCGGCAAGGCCAGGACCGAGCGGATGTGCTTCTCGGTCGGCTCGTCGGGCGTGAGGTACTTCGAGATCGCGAGGTTGTGCATGACCGGCAGGACCTTGATCCAGTCCTTCGTGGGCATGTTCCGCGCGACGAGCTTCGGCAGTGCGTGGCCAGGCCCGTAGTTCAGGTCGACCATGCGGCGAACGGGCGACCAGCCGTCGCTGCCGAGCATCCAGGTCGTCGCAACAAAGGTCGCGTGTTGGTCGAGGCTGATCTCGTACGGTCCGGTCTGCGTCTGCGCGAGCGCGTAGGATCCATGCGCGCCGTCGCTCGTGCCCATGAACAGGAAGCCGGTGCCGGTATTGAACGCGATGTCCCGGTTGCAGTTGTCGATCGTCGTGAGAATGCCCGTGTCGCCGCCGTTGGCCGTCTCCCACTTGAAAACGTAGCCGTGCGGCAAGAGGACGTAGCCGCGCTGATGCGAGCGCATCTGCTCGAGGATCGACTCGGCCGTCGCGACGTCCTTCGGGTCCGGGTTCTCGGGCATCTGAATCGTGGGCGTGCCGAGGCCCTGCCGCTCATGCCTGATGGCATTGAGCACGAGCAGCGTGATCTTCACGAACCACGCGCCGTAAGCGCTGCGCGCGGTCGCGAGCCCCGCGAAGTTCGCGCCCTCTTGATCCTGAGAGAACCGCAGCAGGCGGTCGGCCGGGATGTAACGCGTGCCCGGCTCCTCCTCGTCGCTGCCGACGATCCACTGATCGATCCCGGCGATCTGCGTCGGGTCCGTCGAGGACTGGATCCAGCCTTGGAGGGTCGAGGCCGGCCGGTAATGAAACCCGGTGTACACGATGCCCTGGCCGCTTCCCGGGTGCAGAGGGAAGCGGGCCTCGGGCACCGGCCGCACGTCGTCCGTCAGCTCGAGCAGACTGAATCCATCGCGGTGGTAACGGAGCGCGTCGCGATTCGCG